CGGCATCATCGGCCGGCACGCCTTTTTCATCGTGGACAGCGTTGCCTACTGGATGGGTCAGAATGGCTTCTGGCGCTATGTCGGATACGTTGAGCCGTTGCCCTGCGAGATCAGCGACGATGTATTTCGCAACCTGAATGCGACCTATCGCAACAAGGTCTGGTGTCAGCATTTCCCGCAGTTTGGTGAGGTCTGGTGGTTCTATCCCCGTATGACCAGCCTTGCGCTGGAGGATGGCGAAGACCTGCTGCTTGAGACCGGCGAGACGATCGATGCTGAGGGTGGGGCGGTCGAGTGCTCCCATGCGGCGATCTACAATTACCGCGAAGGGCATTGGAACCATACCGAACTGTCGCGGCTGTGCGGCTTTCCCGAAGGCGCGTTTGACTGGCCTGTGATGGTGAATGATTCCGGCGCCATGCTGAAGCACGAGACGGGCTGGTCTTTCGACAGCGCAATCCGCAGGGCGGTTTCGGGTCCGGTGGAACTAGGCGAGGGTGAGCGCCGGATGCAGATTGATGAGTTCATTCCTGATGAACTGACGCAGGGCGATTGCGAGGTGACATTCTACACCCGCGAATATCCCAATGCGACGGAATACACGGTTGGCCCGTTCAATGCGGCTGACAGGGTCGGTGTCATCACCACGGCCCGGCAAGCGCGTATTGAGCTTCGGGCCGAGAGTGGGACGGAGGATTTCAGGATCGGCACGTACCGCGTGCAGGCGAAGGCGCGGGGGCGGTATTGATCGAGCCGTCTAAAGCCTACACGCAACAGAACGAGTTCGAGCATCGGGACGAGGTCGAGCGCGAGCTTCTCCAGAAGCATGACAAGCGCGCCGATGTAATTATCCCCTACGGCAAGAAACTCGGATTTACGGGTCTCAATGGCGAGCAGGTAACGCTTGTTCTTAACGAGGACGGCGCCTTCACCATCGATGCCGGGACAGGAGTTGTCCGCTTTGCAGGCGACCTTGAGGTGGCAGGCTCGGTCACGGTGGGCGAAGTCCGCTGGCCGGTCGCCTTGCAGCCCGCCTATCTCTATGCCGCAGACGGGGCGACAATACAGTGGGCGGACGGAGCGGCCCTGACGCAGATCCCGCTCTACTCAATCACGGTGCCGGGCGGTGTCGCGCTGGCGGCCGGCGAGGCGTGGGAAAGCCCGACGATCCAGAATGCGACGACGACGGGCGGCACGCTGCGGCTCAAGATATCAACGCCGGGCGTTACCTCGAATGTCACGGACACGACCGACAGCGCAGGTGGCGTAGGCGAACCCAACCGGGTCATGGCGAAGTCTGTGACGGGGGATGCCTATAACGGCGTCTACACCTTCACCTTTTCGGGGACGATGGACATTGTTTCTGAGCCCTTGGGCGAGGGGCTCTATTATCATGATGGAGCGGTCACGCTCTCGACATGGTTCAACGATGGCGGTGGATGGGATGAAGGCCCGCCTGTCGTCATCACGTCCAACAATATCCTGGGCTATGCGATCAGTTCGGCCAACCTCACGGGCACCCACACATTTACAAACATCGCCAAGTCCGTGACGTGGGCGAACGCGGTGGGCCAGCACGCCGGGACCGAGTTCGGGGCAAGCTATGAAAGCGGCGGCTCACTGACCGATCTTGTAAGCGTGGCCTACACGACGCAGAGCACATCCGGCACGCGGACAGGCTCGCCCAACGGGGAGACGGCAACCATCATCGTGACGCCGCAAAACAGCGCATGAGCAACCGCGTTGAATGTCCGACCTGTGGTCGGCTGAAGCCTGATTTCGCCATCAGGGCGGGGCGCTGCAAGGATGATGAGTGGGACGAGCAGCACCTTGGCGAGACGCGGGCTCATCAGAGCTGGGAAAGGCGCAAGGCGGAAAATGCCAAAAACGAAAGACCGTCTTGAGGAGTTCCGGCCCCTCATAGAACGGGCGCTGGAACGGACGAACGGCGAATGCACATGGGACCAGTTGGCCCATGAAGTGCGTGAAGGCCGGGCGATGCTGTTGCCCAGCAAGTCGGGCAATTCGGTTGCCGTGCTTCAGGTGGTGCATGACCTCCACGTCTTCACGGCCTCGGGCGATATGGACGAGTTGATGCAGATGGAAGCGGATGTGACCGACATGGCGCGAAGGCAGGGGTTTGACCGGATGACCCTTATAGGGCGTCAGGGTTGGACGCGAGTATTGGGACTGCGCGGCTGGAAGCCTGAACAGTCGCTGGTGAAGGAGCTTTAGATGTCGTTCCAAAAGTCGAAACAGAAGAACAGTCAGGAGCTGAACCCGTGGGCAAAACAGCAATGGACTGACCAGACGCGCGGGCTGCAGCAGCAGGTCGATGCCTACACGTCAAAGCCGTTCAACCCATACACGGGTCAGATGGTGGCGGGGCAGAACGCGACCGAGACCAATGCGCGCGACATGATCGCGAACAACACCTATGACCCGTCCAACGTCTCGAAGTATTTCAACCCCTATGAACGCGATGTGGTGGACGCGGCGGGGGCGTATTACGATCAGGCCCTGCAGGGCAATCTTGCGCAGAACAATGCGCGAGCGACGCAGGCGGGGGCGTTCGGCGGCTCGCGTCATGGCGTGGCCGATGCCGAGCTGATGCGTCAGAATAACATGGACAAGTCCAACATGATGGCGAACCTGCGCTATCAGGGCTACCAGAATGCGCAGGATGTGGGCTTCCGCGATGCGCAGAACCGCCGGTCTGATGCGACGATGCTGGCGCAGTTCGGGGCGACCGAGCGCGAGATCGAGCAGGCGCGGCTACTTGCCCAGCGTGCAGAGTTCGACCGGCAGGCAGCGGAGGAATATCGCAATCTCATGCTGCAGCTTCAGACCCGTGGCAACATCCTCAATTCGACGCCGATGCTGGTCAATTCGACGGGCAAGAGCAGCGGGTTCACCGCTACGTTTGGCTACGGCAAAGACGGCCTGACATCTGGGGGCGGCTGATGGCAGGGCTTTTTGGCGGCGGTCTAGAGCGTATCAGGCGTCAGGCGGCGTATATGGCTCCGCGTATTCAGCGCGGTGAACGCCCCGCGCCTGCCCCCATCGTGCAGGGTACGCAGGCGCGGACGCGCGATCAGGCGCAGCAGGCTGGGCTGATCGGCGGGGCGTACAAGAACCCCCGGTCGATGGGCTGGTGGGACGAGATCATGGCCGATCCGTTCACCGCGCTCTTTGCCGGCCGCAACGGTCTTGACCGCAAGTATGCATCGCAGGCGGCTGAAGATGAGGCGCGGCGGGTCGATCCCTTCCTCGCTACAATGACACCGGAACAGCAGGCCATTTACAAGGCCAACCCAGAGGCATGGGGTGAGTCCATGGCGAAAAACTACGCGCCTCAGAATGTCAATGCGGGTGATACGCTGATCATGCGAGGCGATACGTCAAAGCCGGTCTTTGCCCCAAAGATCGGAATGGATGGTGGCGTGCCTTATGCGCAGACCTATGCCGATGGCGGCGTGAAGACAGAGTACGGCACGCCGAGGCAAAAAAGCTATTCTGAGCTGACCGCAGAGGGCGTTTTGGCGGAAACCGTCCGCCACAACCAAGCAACGGAGCGCCTCGGCGGCCAGCGTTTGCAGGTCGAGCGTGACCGTCCGCAACGCTCTGGCCTGACCGATTATCAAGGCCTGCAGTTCCAGTTCAAGCTGGACGATCTTGACCGCGAACTGGCTGAAAAAGAGCGCATGCGGAAAGCAAGCCTTGATTCGATCACCGAAACTCTGGCTCTTGCGCGTCGCTTCAGCAGCCCCGAGGAATCGGCCAAGTTCAATGCCACCTATGGCAACGTCATAAACCCGACAGGCAAGAAGGATGATCTATTTAACTGGCCGATAGCGATGGACCCGAACCGCGCAGACGGTATGGCTATTCTTGAGCAGTTGGGTGGCGCGGCCTTCCTTGACTCAATTCAAGCCATGAAGGGTACCGGCTCGCTTTCTGATGCGGAAGGCGCTCGCGTCATGGCTGCTGCAACGCGCCTGATGACGGTCACCATGAGCGATGCAGAAGCCGCAAAAGCTGCGGCTGACTTTATTGAGAAGCTTGAACGCTATGAAAAAGCATTGAAGGAGGATCTGGAAAAAGCGCGTGGCGAAGAAATAGGGCGCCGCCAGCGGATGAACGCCATGATGGGACGAGCGGCGGCAGGTGGCGGTGAGGACCTCACATCATACTCAACCGAAGAACTGGAACAGATGCTAGCGGAGCAAGGCCAATAATGCCTACCGCAGCCGAAATTCGGGCAGAGCTGGAGCGCCGCAAGAAGGCTGCTCCACCGCCTGCTGTTCCACCGCCTGCTGCGCCGACCGGAAACAGGCCAGACCCGGAGGCCATCAAGGCCGAGCTGGCGCGGCGGATGGTCACCATGGGCACACCGCAGGCTGCGGCTCCAGCGTCTAGCAGCTCTGGTCTTGGTCCGGTGAATCCGATGGTGGCCGAAGGGCAGGCGATGGCGCGTCAGTACGCCAGCGCCGACCCGGGCATGTCTCCGCTTCGGCCTGATGTTCGCGGCGATGTGGCATTGCGCCAGTCTGGCAGGCAGCTTCCGGCTCTGCGCGGCCCGGTCATGTCGTCCGCCCAACGCGCCGCGATGGCCCCCGAGCGCGCGGAAGGCTTGCGGCAGCGCCAGCTTGCAGCAGAGCGCCGCGATGCGTCCCGCGCCTATGGTGGCGGCATGGACATGGCCGTTTCGACTGATGACAGGGGACGATTGCAGCCCGGTACGGAAGCCGATCGCGATCTCTCCAAGTCAATGATGGCTGCCCTTCCGAATGCGGCGTCTGATCTAGCTGAGTCAGTCGCCAATCTTCCCGGAGATGCCATCAAACAAATCACCGGGAACAGGCTCATTCCGCAGGTCGATCTGCCTCGCATGGACATGGAGTATGAGTCGCCTGTCGGTGCGTTTGCCGGCCCGGCCGTCGAAAACCTGACACAATTCATTCTGGCCAGACGGTTGGTCGGAAAAGCCGCAAAGGGTGGCGGTTCGATTGCCTCGCGTGCGAAGGATGCCGTGGCCGTCTTTGCGGGCGTCGATAGCGACGAGCAGGATTGGGGGCGATTGGCCGAGATGGTCGATGGCGCAATCCAGGAAACTGGCTCACCGCAGGCCGTGAAGGATGCAATCTCTTGGATTGCTGAGCGCGACCCTGAGAACCCGCTTTTGGAGCGGGTGAAGAACATCATCGACTTTGCGGCTCCAGATGAAGCGTTGCGCTTTGCCGGAAAGGGGCTGTTGGCGGCAGATCATGCGCTGATGGGCAGGTCAGCTCCCGTTCCAGCAAACGCAGGCGGCGCGTGGCGTCGTCCCGTCGCGCCTCAGCCCTCAGTCGCTCCCGTCGCCCAGCCCGCCGTCAGCAATGCGCCGCAGAGGCCCGCTCAACCGGGGCCGACCGGCGCGGGGCAGCAGCCTGCTGGCGGTCCCGCTACCCTCCAGGCTAGCCCCGTCTCCGGCAATCCTGCGGTCGCTCGCGACACTCAAGACATTTTCCGGAAGCTGTTCATCGACAGCAACGTACCCCGTAACAACGTAGACCGGCTTTTGGGTGAGCTGACAAATGACTTCCAGGTTTTCCAGCGTTCGGGCTCGCCAATAGCGACGCGCATTGGCCTTGCTGAGTTCGTTGATGCGAATGTCAGGGAGACCGCCAACCGGCTTGGCATGAATATGACGCCAGACGTTGAGCGCCAAATACAGACAGCGATTCGCGGCAGAGGCCGCGCGGCGCATGGCAGCGAGGGCGGTTCTAAACAGGATCGGCAGCCTTCTGTTATGTCGCAGTATATCGAGGATATGCGGACAACGCAAAAGGACTGGGCGCGCGAACAGATCGAAGCCCCCAACGCATTCAACAAAGCGGATATTTCGGTTCAGCGCGACGCCATGAAGGCAACCGCTAAAGACATTGGCCAGCAGGTGTACGGACAAGGCTTGAAGCTTGCGCGCGAAGTCTGGAATGATGTTGCGCCTGCTGCCGCTGGGGAAAAAGAAGCTCTCACCAACCTCCAAAATTACCTTCTTCGCAAGCCTTATCTCCAAAACGTGCCAGACTATGTGAAATTGCGTCTCGCCGTCGATGACGTGCCCCTTGAGGACGCGATCAAAGCCGACCCTGCTGGCATGGCACATCGTATTCAATCGGTGCTTGGTGAAGCTGCATCGCAGGCCAATGACCCCGCCATGCGCAGCGCCCTCGGTGAGGCGCGCGAACGGCTCCTGAAAGAGTTGCAGGACGCTGTTCCGGCCTACCGGCAAGCGCGGAAAGACTTTGGCGACGAGTTCGCCACGATGCGCGCCTTTGATTTTGGCCGTCCGTTCTTTGCCGATTCGCGCCGTCCCGTCGATGTCGCTGACATGAAGGCGGACTATCAGCAGATGACGACGCGCCAGAAGACAGCGGCGCGCATGGCTGTTCGGGATGAAATCTTTGGCGTGTTCGGAATGAACGCAGAGGATGCTGCCGTTCGTCTGGAAGTCCTGACCCGCGGGAACACGCTTGACGCTTTAGAGGAAGTTTTCGGAGCACCAGGCAAGCGCGTTGCAGACACTCTACGCAGGCTGCGTCAGGAAAGTCAGTGGCTGTCTGGCGATAAGTCTCGCGGCCTTGCTGGCGTTGATATTTTCTCAGGTTCCAGCACGGTCCCAAATGGAAAAATAATCGAACGCGATGCGATGTCGGTTCGCAATGGCTTTCAACGCGCCATTGCCAAAGCGGGAGACGTCTCAAAGTTTATGTTTGCCGTTCCTGCGGACTTGGCGCTTATGGTGGGGTCAGGCGGTGCTTATCATCTGCCGATGCTTTCGCTTGGCGCGGCAGGCGGCAAGCTGACCAAGGGTCTCGGCAATGCGAGCCCTCGCAAGCTGAGCAATGCAACCGAAGGCATGTTCTCGCTGCCGAAACAGAACGTGTTGGCGCCACCGTCCCGACCCGCTCGCGTGCGCGGGCCACGCTCCCCCGCGACGCAGCAGCCCCTTCCCACCGATGTGCGAGAGCTTCTCAACGCGTATGCGGCGGCTCCCACAAAGCGCGAGCGGCAGCGCATTCGGCGCGCCCTTGAGGCGCTTGGCGAGCAGGTTCCGACAGCGCCCGCCCCAACCGGCCCCCGCCGTCCGCCAGAGCAGTCGGGCTTCGGGGGCGCTCCGGTGAAGGGCGGAAGCGGCACCGTCCAGCGTATGATTGCAGGCGGCGTTGTCGGCGGCATGGCCGGGACGTTTGCAGGGCAAGCGGATGCGCAGGCAGAAGAGAAACTGACCGCAGACATCGGCAAGGCGGAAAGCCAGATTGCCACGTTTGAGCAGGAAATCGCTGATTTAAAAAAGGCCAAATCAGACTTCGACAAGATCACCGATCCGTTCAAAAAGCAGCGCTTCCTGAAAGACCAAGGCCTGTATGCCGGAAAAATCGAGGGCGACATTGCCGGTAAGACAACCGAAGGCATCAATGCGTGGGAGAAGAAAAACGCTGAAGCGCAGGCAAGAGCCGAAGAGGATCTTGCTGCCAAAAAGGCCGAGCTTGCGGACCTCAAAAAACAGGCCGCTTACAGGCAAATCCAGAAAGAGCAGAACCCATTCTTTGACGCGGTCAGGGAGCTTGGCCCGTCTGGCGCCGCCGTTCTAGGAGGCATTGCGGCAACGGTGCTGCGTGTCAGGGGCGTCGGCAAATCCAAGCAAGCTGTGAAGGTTATCGAGAACGATATCAACGATCTGCTGACGAAAGGCGACGTCAAAAGCTTGTTCAAGAAAGGCGGCGCGCAGAATGATCGGCGCAATCGCGCTGTCAACATGAATGAGTTCTATCGCCGTGGCGGCACACCGGACAACAAGTTGCCATTCAACTATGGCCCATCAGGTTGGAAATCAAACCCGAAAGCGGCGAAACCTGGATCGCTGTTTAAGCCTGAGACGACGACAAAAATGGACGGCGTCGGCTCGCAGTTTTTCCGACCAAACGATGTAAAGCTGATCGGAGCTGGTGTGCTCGATGCCGCGCTGGTGACGCCGTTTGTTGAAGGCGCAAAGGAAGAACTGAAAAAGGCGCAACTGGATGTTGAAAACGGCAACGAAAGCATTGAAGCGCTGAGGCGCGTCGAGAAGGCCAAGACTAACCTTGCAATGTATGAGGCGGTGCAGCGCTTCGGCTTGGGTCTTGCGGCCGCTGGCGGGCTCAGCGCTGGATATCGTTACAAGCTTCCACGTCCGGACATTCGCGGCGCAGAAGACGAGGTTACGAAAATAGCTGACTACCTCAAGTCGAAGGCTCCTGCGAAACCGCCAAGAGCACCGCGCGTACAACCGCCTTCCGCTACGCCTGTGGCAGCACCATTAAATCAACTTTTGCTGCCGCTTTTGCCTCCAAAGAAACCGGGAAACCCCTAGCGCCATAACCAGAAGCGCAAGGCCAGCTACGCCAACCCAGAAGAACACCCATTCGACACCGGGCGACAGCGTCCGACCGAGATAGTGTTCCATAGCGGGGACCATCAGGCACACGGCGAATATGTTGACCAAAAGCAGCCGGACCGCATCCCACATCGACTAGCGCGCCTCCATCACCTCTTAACCGAGGTTAACACATCCTGCCGGAGCTATAAATGTCCCGTCTCCGCAACCGCCCTGACCGTTTCACGTTCAAGGGCGATCCTTTCGCATTCCACCGCATACAGGACGGGGCCACGCTGGGCCGGCTTGATCCTTACGCATCAACCGAGCAGCGCTGGCTGTTGCACTCCGGCCGCGTGCTGATGGTGACGGGCGCGGATGTCCGCGACATCACCGAACAGGTTCACGGCATCAAGCTTCCGACAAGCCGACCGACAGGGGATTGGGACGAGGAGCGGGTTGCGGCCATCGAGGAGAATATCCGTCTCCTGTTCCAGCTTGTCGGCGCTATCGAAGTGGCTCAACCGCGCGAGGAGCCGCCTGCACCGCCCGCGCCTGTGGAAGAACCGCCTCCACCCCTCCTGCCCGAACCGGACGCGCTTCTGTCCGACTACGGCCCCGTAGGCGAAGACGAGGACATCACCGGCGACGTGCTGCTGGAAGCCTTTGAGGCGGACGCGACCGAGACCGCAGCCGTCGTCAAGACGCTGTCAGCCACGCGGCTGAAGCATCTCAGCGAACAACTGAACGTCGAACGCGCAAGGCTGGATCGTGAACACCAGGCCACGGGCGTTGCCAATCCTAGGTCCGCATCGATCGACCGTCTGCTCGGGCTGCTGACGCGACGCGGGGAAGTCTGAAACGTGAGGGGCTGGGCAGGGGCATGTCGGAACAGGTTGTAGAGATCGAGCGTCAGCGTGACGCGTTCAAAAGCCTTGACCGGATCAACACGGTCGAGCGTGATGTTGCGGTTCTCAAAACCCGCTTTGAAGCGGCGTTCGAGACCTTCCTGAAGGAACTGGAACGCAGCGTTTCAGCCGAGGACATTAAAGAACTAAAGCGAGAATGGGAGACGGCTTTGCGTGAAGCCCTGCACACCGTGCGCGAACATTTCACCAGCGCGAATGAACAGCAGTCCAGCGCGATCCTTGCGCAGGTTGAGCTGATGCTTGCGCGCGATCGGGAAGCGGCGGCGAGCGAGGCGAAGAAAACCCGGCAGCAATTCCAGTACCTGTTTGTCGGCGCGCTGCTGTCAATTGCAGGCTCGCTGTTCGTCTCCTGGGAAACCATCGCGCGCGGGTAGCGCGTCAGCAAAGGCAGGGCAGGCCGTGAGCAAGTTTCTAGACAAGTTTCTTGAGTTCAAGAATGAGGCCGACGCAACGCGCAAGTTTGCGTTGTTTGCCGTTGTCATCATCACGCTGGGCCTCGCATCCCTCAGCGTCACTGGCATTGTTGCAACGGCTAATTGGACGTGGCTAAGCTTTTTGCCGATCCTCGGCATGATCGTTGCCGTTCTGGGCGCCGAGCTTCTGGCAACCGTCGCTTTCATTCGGATGCTCACCGCATCGACCACATGGCGCAAGGTGGCGGGTGCGTTCATCTTCGTTGGCCTTGCAGCGGTCGGCGTCCACAATGCGGAGAATGGCGCAAAGGTCGTCTGGCCGGATCGCTTTGCCGAAAGCAGCACAAGCCTTGCCGCCAAGGCGGCGCTGGCAGGCGAGGAAGCCGGGACGCTGGGGACAGCGCAGCAGGCGGCGATTGCCGGCACCGGGGCCGAGCTGGAACGCGTCAGGACGCAGATTGCCGAACTGAAGACCGAGCAACAGATCATGGCGAGCATGTCCCCCGAGGGCATCTCGAAGGCGCAATCGCTCCTCCTCGCTCAAGGGCTCTACTTCGGAAGCGTGGACGGCATCCGCAGGGACAAGACCGAAAGCGCCATGCGGGCGCGCGGTGAGGCGATCCAGGCCGAGCTTGCAACCCTCAAGGCACGCGAGGACGGCCTCATGGCCGGGCAGGCAAGCCCGGTGCAGGCCGCCACGACCGACCGGCGCCTGTCAGAGATCGAACTGGCCGACAGGGCAAGCCAGGCATTCTGGGCATGGGTCTGGCTGATCTTCATGCTCTGCACGCTCGAGGCCGCCCGCTCCCTCAGCCTCTGGGCGCTCATCACAGATATCAGTGCGGTTGACGCCAGGCGCGATCGGGAACGGTCGGACGAGCTGGCCGAGCTGCGGCATCAGCAGGAAGTTGCCGCCCTTCGGGGCCAGATGGCTCCCGCAGCCCCGCCTGTCGCGGCTGAGCCTCCCCCGCCTCCACCCCCCGAACCAGAGCCGGAACCCGCCCCAGAAGCCGTACAGGAGCCGCTGACGCTGGTGGACCCGCCAGAGCCCGAGTTGACCCCGCAGCAGCGCGCGGCGCGTCAGGGCGGGCTGGCCGCACAGCACGAACGCCGGGCCGCGAAGACTGAAAGGCTGTTGGTTATTGGCCCTGTCTCAACCCTCGATCAGATGAAGGTTGCCGCAGAATGAAACTCCGCAAAGTCGTGGGCCTAGATCTCGGATCGAGCAACAGCAGCATTTCGCACTGGACCCCACGCGGGCCGGAAGTGATCAACGTCGATAGCAGCCCCTTGCTTCCCAGCGTCGTGACCATCGTGCCGGCCGACGCCGTCGCCAAGGGCGATTCACAGATATTCGTCGGCCTTGATGGCATCGAGGCGGGCAAGCGCAATCGCGATTTCTGCTTTCGCCTGTTCAAGCGCCAGCTTGCCGCTGCATGGCACGAAGACGAGGACACGGGCCATCAGACCGTTGAGGGCCGGGACGAGGAGACCAACGAGCTAAACGGCGAGCTGCATTACCAGGGGCCGGACGGCTATACCTACAGCCCGACCATGCTTTGCAGCGCGGTCATATCGAAGCTGCTTGATGCCGCCGCGGTCAAGTTCAAGGAACGGCCTGACGCCGCGGTCATCTGCGTGCCTGCGACCTTCACCCATGAACAGCGAGCCGCCGTTGAGGAAGCGGGCAAGATGGCGGGGCTCAAATACATCGAGCTGATGGACGAGCCGACCGCGGCCGCTGTGGCCTATGGCTATGATTTCAAGAAAGTGCGCAGGATTGCCGTGCTCGACGTTGGCGGCGGGACAACGGACGTTAGCATCATCCAGACCGGCGCCGGGCTGGTCACGGTATTGGGCACGGGCGGGTCCAGCATCACGGGCGGGTCGGATGTGGACGCCATGCTTGGCCGCTACATTGTGAGCGAATGGGCCAAAAGCCACGAGGGCGTTGACCTTGCCGTGGATGATACGGCCATGACGCTGGTTCTCAATGAATCCGAGGAAACGAAGAAGCGCCTGAGCCGGAAACAAAAGACGGAATTTCGGATTAAGGATTTCGACCGTACGCCTGGCGGGGAGGTCCTGCACATGGACCACGTCGTCGACCGGCCATTGCTTGAACATCTCAGCAAGGAAATTCTTGCCCGGATGCGTCAGGCTTGCACCATCGCGATAGCCGAGGCCCAGCGCAAAGACCCGAAGTTTTCCGTCCGCGACCTCAATGACGTGGTGCTTGTCGGCGGCGGGACCAGGATGCCTGCCGTTCAGGCCCTTGCTGCGCAGGTGTTCGGGCAGGAGCCAAAGACCGACATTGACCCCGAGATTGCCGTTGTGCTTGGCGCGGCGATCCGTGCGGCTGTGATCGAGGGTCGCAAGTCCGACCTCACCATTCAGGATATCATCAGCTATTCGGTTGCCATCGAAGTCTATGACAAGGTCGAGGGCGTCGCGTCCGTCATCATTCCGAAGGGCACGCCATACCCGAGCGAGAAGGAAGCGGCCTTTGTCCTGACAAACCGCGAGCCCGGCCAGACGGTCCTGCCTGTGCGCATCGTGACGGGCGATGAAAGCCGGGCTGCGCTCTGCAACCTGCTTCATGCGATCGATGTGCCCTTGGAGCCGGGCGAACCGCGTTCTGCCCGCGTGCCGTTCACGGTGGCGTTGAGCGACAGGGGTACGCCTTACGGGCGTGTTGGCGATGTGGAGTGGGGCGAGGCGTGAACGATCATCTGTACGTCAACAATCACGGACTGAGGCTTATCACGCAGTTTGAGGGTGAGCCGCGCCTTAAGGCCCGTCTGTGCGAAGGCGGGGCTTGGGAGATCTCATACGGGGTAACGTTCTATCCCGATGGCTCGCCGGTCAAGGAAGGCGATACCGTCACCTATGACGAGGCTCTGGCCATCTTCCGCAATGCGCTTACCGTGTTCGAGGATCACGTCAAGCGCCTGGTGACGGTCGCGCTCAACGGCAATCAGTTCTCTGCGCTTGTCAGCCTCTGCTACAATATCGGCTCGGCCAATTTCGAGCGTTCAAGCGTGCTGCGCCATGTCAATGCGCGCCGCTTCGATGACGCGGCCGACGCGTTCGGCATGTGGTTGTACGCTACGTTAGGCCAGCACAAGCAGGCGCTACGCGGATTGCTTCGTCGTCGCTATGCCGAAGCCGTCGTCTTCATGGGCTATGATTTCGAGGTCGCGTGTTCGGACGATGCCGTAGCCCTTGTCCGTGAGCGTCCGCCCGGCGACATCGGGACCGATAAAGTCCTGTTCAAGACGCCATTCCGTGACGTGCTCGTCGTCGCCCAGCGCTATTCGCTTCCGCCTCTGGACGATGAGCTTGTCCTTACCCAACCCGCTTCACCGCGCGTGCCTGCGGTCGAGGCGGCCCAGCGACAGCCCGACCCTGCCCGGTCCCCCGCTGTCGCTGGCGCTGCCTCCCCACCCAAACCCGCCACTGCGTCTCCGGCGGCGGCCCCGGCGGCGAGGGCTGGCGTAACTCAGCCCTCGCCGCCACCAGTTCCAGCCGTCATCACTCGGCCCGCGGGCACGAAAACCAAGAGCCCGAACACAGTCGCGCCGGCTGATGTGCCCTACAAGATCGACGCCAATGCTGGCCTGAAGCCGCTGGAAGAAAGCGACCGCGCAAAGGGCTACTGGTATCAGCAGGCCGGGATTGGGATGATCCGCCTCGGCTCGCTTGGCGTGTTCGGGACAACCGTGCAGGGCGGCGCTCAGGTGCTGCAAGGCGATCCGGTTCTAAGCAACCTTGTTCTTACCGGCATTGTGGTCGGCGGCATTGCTGCGACTGGCTACGTGGTCAAGGTTTTTGGCGACTGGAAGCGCAAGCGTGGTGAGAAGGCCGCGACGCAGGGGCTCTACTGATGCAGGGCGTTCTGTTCGGCGTGTTCGACTTCGTCGCCAGGCACAAGTGGGTCCAGTGGGTTCTGACGGCGCTCCTGATCGTTGTGACCCTCGGCTTTTATCTGGCCTGGCGTGACGATGGCGTGCGCAAGCGTGAGCGGCAGCGGCAGGAAGTCGAAACAGCGAAAGAGCGTGAACGCGTATTAGCTACGGCACGAGAGGAAGTTGAGAATGCTGAAGATGCAAAGGACGCGGCGTTGGCTGCTCCTGATACCCTGCCTGAGTTTTCCAGCGCTGACGAGCTGCGGAACGAAGCCCCCGCCCTCGCCAAAATCATACTCCGTGATCATCCGCGAGACGGCCAGTGAAGTGAAGGCGGCAGCCTGTATCGCGCTGAAGCCTGACACGCTCACGGAGGCAGAGGAGGCCAATATCGGCCTGCTCAACTATGCCGCGCGCGAGGCTGCTTCGTGGCGCGCGTTCGGCTGCGAGCTTCAGAGTTTACCCGCCGCCTAGCGGCACTCAACCGCCGCACAGTCGGCAACACAGGAGACTAACCACCCATGGCTACTATTGAGCTTCCGAACTTTGGCGGCAAGGATTTCTGGCGCAATGCGCGCCTCCTGCTCTGGTCGCTGATCGTCACGCTTGCTGCGCTGGACATTTTCGACCTGATCCAGATCCCCGAGTATTTCGCCGGAATGGTCGCGCTCACCTACGTCATTGCCGGCTGGGTGATCGCCTATCACCTGATCAAGCGCTGGCGTGGCTAAGACGATCCGCATACACCTATCCCCGGCGGTCCTGGCGGTTACGGCCGTCCTGATCGCCGGGGCTGTTGGCTGCGCTATATGGCTGGCTGGGCTTCATTACGATTGCGCCGCGCGCTGGAAGGAAAGTGGCCTCAAATCGTACTACCGGGACGGGACTTGTTTTGTGCAGGCGGGCAGCAAGTGGGTGCCTGAGCAGAGCGTGCGGGTCTGGGTCAGGAAGCCGGGTTAGCGACGCCGTTTCCCCGGCCACGCGACCGCCACCACCAGCATAGCCAACCCGATCAGCACCATAGGTGACGCCAGGATCAGCGCGGCCCAAAGGCGGTCGTATTCGTCGATGTCGTTGATCATCGCTTCGCCTCGATTGCTGCGCGCGGCTGGCGCAGGGCGGCGATGATGGCGGGCAGATGGTTGCGCATCGCGACGATCAGCGCGGCATCCGTTTCCGCATCGCTGCCGTTGAGCGCTGAGGCGCGCACGCCATCCGTGGTCACAAGGAGCTTCCCGGCGTGATCCGTGTCGCCGCAGTCCATCACCACGCCGACAGGCCAGTCCTGCCCGAAGCTCGTCAGCGTGTTCGTTCGCCACGGCCCCGGCGTTGCCTTCCCCTCCAACCGCTCAAGCTCGTCCGCGATCTCGTTCGGGGTCATGGTTGGGGCTCCGAGTTGGCGAGTTCAAGCAGCACATCGGCGTGGCAAAAATATTTCTCGTATGGATCGGGCGATTGCCCGCACCAACATGCGAGGTTTTTGCCCCTGAGTTCCGCGCGCGCGGCTTCCACGAGCCTCGTCGCTTGTGGCGCAAACGACTGATATAGCTTCATGGCGTGGCGTCGGTCTTCGACAATCCGGCCCGGAAGAAACGGGTTGTCCTTGCCGACGACAAACGGGTTTCCCCACTTCGTCGTGCGATCCACCTTCACGGTGTTGGCGGGCATCTTCCACCCCTTCGTGCGCTTCAGTTGGATGCGAGCAGGCGCGCTCATCTCTTCGTCTCCGTGAGTGCTGGGGGCGGCTGGCGCAGCGCGGAGAGGCGGTCCTCCTCCATCTTTTCGATGCGATCAGCATACCGGCGCAGCAGTTCGGCTGCGTCATAGAGAATGTGGAAGCCTTCGTTCACGGGTGTATAGTCGCGGAGCATGATCCGCTCGACATGGCCGGGGATAGTTGCGGCGCGTTCGTCCAGCGTCTTCGCGCCCGGTAGTTCTCGATATGCGTCGCTCATTTCTTCGTCTCCGTGAGAGCTGCGAGGTAGGCGGCGATGGCGGCGCGGGTTTCTGCTCGGATACGTTCACGAAACATTTCCGACACGTCTGGATCATTGAGACGTCCAGCCGATCCGATCATGCGCAACGCAGCGGCGGCCTGTGCTCCCGCCTCCAGCGCCCGCTCATCCACCTTCGCGAGATCGTCCAGCAGTGCGAGCGCGGCGCGGGCTTGCTCGAACGCGAGGGCGATCTTGATGTCGACCGTGCCGCGTTGGTCTATAAACTCGCTCAGACTTTCCGCCGCTGCGGCCACGTCGGCGCGTATCTTCTGAATACTCACGGCTGGGGCTCCTTATGCATTGCGTAAAGTGCCTCAAGGCCCTCAAGCGCATAGCGCCGACCTTCAGTGTCGGTCCCGTGATTTCGGCTGACGCGCATGTATCCGATGGTTTCCCAAAGCAGGCGGCGCACTTCTGACGGGTCGGTCAGGTCAAAGGCTCTGGGCTTGTTGGTCTGAATTTGCTCACTCATCTCTTCTCCTCACGCGCGGGTGGCCAGGATGGCGCGTAGGCCCGCTTAACCTCGGCCATCATCCGCGCAGCTGCGAACACGTGCCGGGCGTCGATGACGTTAGAGCGGGGTGGGGGTGGTGGGGTCATGTGCGGCGACCTAGATGTTCGCCAAACTTAACAATAGCTACGCCTACCTTCGTCGCCCCGAATATCAGCAACATGAACGGCGAGGCGATTAGCAGGAGCGGCCACGCGAGGCACAGAAAAGTGCGCAGAAACGCCTGGTTATTAGGGTCTGTTTCGATGTATTCCTTGCCGGCTTTATCGGCTTTGCGCATGTCGCGACCTTCGACCCAGCCCATCGCTAAAAGCACAACGGGCATTCCGCCGATGTAAATCGCCAAGGAACTCCAATCCATCTACCTTCCCCCCGCCACAATGCTTGCGCCGGCGTGCTGATGTTCCATCGTTGTTTTCCTCAAAAGGGGTGGGGGTGGTTGGGTCATACTGCATCCTCAACGGCAATCTGACAGAGAAAATCACACGCTGGCGCGATGGGATTTGTGGTCGGCCAATCGGCGGGAATTTCATCGAGGAACATGCGAACGTCTTTGATGCGCGTAAGCCGCACGTCCAGATCACGTGACAGCTTCGCCATGCGCTCGAAGTGCTCGGGGAATTGTTTGCGCACGAGCGCCCAATAGTCGGGGCTTGTGGCCTTCGGGCACGGGATGCAGTTGTTATTGTGAAACCCCAACGCATACATGGCCGGAAGCGTGATGCCTGCCGATTGCAGGAACCCAAGCGCCCCGGCCTTCGTGATGCCGCGTTCAATCAGTGGCGCGCGAACGCTGCGAAGCTCTGGAAAGTTCGCCTTGAAACGGTTGAACCGCGCGAGGTCGGCAGCGTCAGCGGTGTATCCGAACACGTGCGAGTCGGTCGGGCGCTGGTAGGCAAAGCGCGGCTGCTTCTTCAGCTCATCCGTGCAAAGCGCGCCCTCAATGCCCGCGAGCCAGCGGCGCTTTTCCCACACATCCCACGTTGAGTGGTACTTATCCGAACGAACGCGAATGACGGGCTGACCGAACCAGCGCTCGCAGTCAGCGATAAAGCGCTCGTTGTCTGGATGCTCCGCGCCTGTCTCGCAGTAGACTGCTTCGCAATGGTCTTCCGTGAGCATGAGCTTCGTTGCAACGGCAGACGCTGCGCCAGCGCTGAACCATGACAAGGTACGGGGCGGTGGGGCCATCTACCTTCCCCCCGCCACAATGCTTGCGCGCTCGTCTTGTGCTGCGGCTTCCTCAGCGATCAGATCGTCAATCGCTTCCTGTTCCGTGGCGCCCCAACCGACAATGTAGTCCTCGTCGTCGCCTTCACGGGTCGCGCGCCAATCGTTGCAGCGATACGGAATGGGCGGGTGTACATATTCAGTGATGATATTGCGGCTCACAGCCCAATCCTCCGCGCAAACTCTGCCCTGACATCACCGCGCTGTTCCGTGCGCCTCACGTGCGCGACCAGGTCGAAGCTCGGCGCGACGTTGAGGCGGCCGAACTTGGCGTTTCGCTTTGCGGCGAGTTCATCGAGCGGCGGATTGACGATGCGGGCGATGCGTTGCTGTAGGGGGGTCATTGCGTTTTATCCTGCGTTGGTGTCGTTGGCGGTTCAATATTGCGACTTTCCGTTGTGACGGGTGCGTCAGGGGGGCCGCGCAAAATCTTGAGCCAATAGCGTTCGCACAATGGACACTTGGGAGAGCCAACAGGGTCGGGCTGCTCGGTCGAAGTAGATCGTGGCCCCCCGGCGCCGTTTCGGCACGCGGTTTCAAAAAGCGTGTAGGGCTTGCCGTCAAACATAGAAACGGGACGAGAAATCAGCCAAAAGCACTCCTCGGTCCTCCGTACCCACGATGACCCCCACACGCCACTAACTGGTTGCTGTTGATGGCTCACGGTATCCAATCCTCGTTCAAATCATCCAACGGGTGGCGCGGCGTGAGCCAGTCGAGCAGTGCGCGCAGTAGGAGGGTCATGCCTGCACCTGTTCAGCAGCTTTCACTTCCGCCGCGATCACGTCGTCAAAGTAGTCCAGAATGCGCAGCGTCTCGCGTGCCTTGGGCGTGTCGGGGTATTCGCGGGCGACGTGCGCCGCGTAGTCTGCGCTCGTCAGGAACCAGCACCCCGCGACGATCATCGGCGGCCCTTGCTCCATCTCGAACAGCATGAACGTGTAGCCGTCGCTGACGCGCTGGACACTAGCAAGTTGGCGCTTGATTTTTTCGCCGTTGAGGTCCGCGCCGCTGAGGTTCGCGTGGCTGAGGTTCGCGCCGATGAGGTACGCGTGGCTGAGGTCCGCGCCGTTGAGGTCCGCGCCGCTGAGGTTCGCGTGGCTGAGGTTCGCGCCGATGAGGTACGCGCCTCTGAGGTACGCGTGGCTGAGGTTCGCGCCGCTGAGGTTCGCGTGGCTGAGGTCCGCGCCGCTGAGGTTCGCGCCGATGAGGTACGCGTGGCTGAGGTCCGCGCCGCTGAGGCTCGCGCCGGTGAGGTACGCGTGGCTCTTAACCGCCACCCGCACCGCCAGCCCTAGCTTGACCGTCCAGTGTGCGTCCTCGGAGCAGTCGATTTCAGCGGTGCACTGGACCGCGCCCGTGAAGCGGTTTTTGATTTCGTACTTCATGCCGACACCTTATCGCGCGCGTTCAGCTTCACGCCGTAGCGCGCCGCGAATGCTTCAATGATGGTCATCAAATCTGACATCTCCTCTTTCGAGAGGTCCGATGAGGACCGTCCCAGCTGGACGAACCCGTCGCCGTGAATGTTCGGCACGATGCGCATTTCCTGTTTCAGCGCGGCCAGAAACACCTGTTTCCAGTCTTCCGGTGTCAGCCTCTGGCCATGCCATTGAAGTTGGCCGGCGACTTCAGTGAGCATGGCCCAGAGCCGCGCATTCTGATCCAGCGTGCGCTTCGGGCCTTGGAACGTGACGCGCGTTTCTGGCGGCGCTCGGCGTATCCAATCGATTGCCTTGGCGCGCATGGCATCGTTCCAGAGGACCAAAACCGCCCTGCTCATCCCCGCGCCCCTGCCTCGTCTTCCCACACCTGCGTCTCGCCCAGTTCCTCCCAGCGCTTAGCGAAAGGGATGCGGTAGAAGGCGCGCATCAGATGGGGCTTGGCGGCCTTCAGCGCTTTCTTCTCCGGGCTCGTCCACCATGCTTTCAGATCCTCGCGTGTGCTGAACGCCTCCATTTCGCTTTCAAGCTCGGCCCATTCGGGCTGCGTGGTCTGATCGACCTCCTCGCCGTCGAGCTGTGGGGCGGGCAGAGCCTCTTGCGCAACGACCGGCGCCGCAGGCTGACGCGCGGGCTCGAAGTCCATGACCTCCTCAGCGGCGTACATGCCGCCTAACGCGCCGGGAAATGCCGTGCGGACGCCTTCCGAGATGACACGCGCGCGAAGCATCTGACGGGGGAATTTCCGCCACATATCCCTGCCGCCCAGTCCGGCCTGCTTGGCGCGATCCATGTCCCAATCGATCTCGACCGGCTCGCAGCTTGCGTGGCTGAAGACGGCGGCGACGCGCTCATCCGTGAGGCAGGTCCACTTGACCTTGCCGCCCGCTTGCTGGAAACGCGCCAGCATGGCTTCCGCCTTCAAGCTGGGCTTGCCCTGAATGACCGAATAGTCCTGCATCGCGCTGGCGACGTGACGGCCATCGGCCTCGGCCATGAGCATCAGGGCGACAACCTGATCCACGCTGGACAGCCCGAAGAGGCGCGAACGCACGATGTGTTCGGCCATGCGCTCGATTTCATCGAAACTGCGGCGCGCAACGGGCTGAGCGGTATACTGAACAACTTCCCCAGCCATCACGCAGCCCCCGTCAGGCGTGCGTCGCGCGCGGTGTCGTAGGCATGATCGATCGCAGCGGCTTCCATGTCGGCCATCAGCGTCTGGCAGTAGTCGTCGTAAGCGCGCCAAGCGTTGCTATCGATCTCCGCGCGCTCAACCGTCGTCGTGGCCGAAAGGGGCAGCGCTTCGTAGGCGGATGCTTGAAAAAGATCGCACTCTAGCGCGGGAAGCTCCCCGGCAAGGCTTTCCACCATGGCGTCAAACGCGCGACGCGCTTTGCGGCCCGACATGCCGCACTCCATGGCCTGTTCGATTGCCAGCCAGATGCGGCTTCCGGCATGGCATGCCGCCAGCGCGATCCGGTCGGCGGCGATTTCTGCGGCGTCTCGTGTAGACATGTGCAACTCCCTTGCTTGGGAGGAGATAAGCACGGGACGGATACCGACGCAAGCGGTATTTGTACCTAGCCCCGAAAATAATTCCTCTTGACGGTGTCGGTATGTTTACC